TCGATGCTGAGGGCTCGCTTGGGAGCCACAAAGGGAGGAGTGAAACGCTCCATGGTGTAGCCGTTGCGCAGGATGGTCACGCCACCCTTGCGAGGAGCCACGAAGGGCGCCAGCTTCTTCTTGCCGTCCTTGTACTCCACGAGCACGTCGTCGGTGTTGAAGATGTCGGTTGCTGCGTTGGTCGGGAAATAACGATCACGCAGGAAGCTGACGGGAGGAGTCAGTTGCTCCACAGCCATCAGCAGAGTGTGGGTTTCATAAAAGTTAAAAGGCATGGTTTTGTCCTCCTTCTCTTAGTAGGCCACGGCGTCGGAGATGATGATGTTGCTCTTGCGGAGCAGCTCCTCGTCGGCCGCGGTAAGCGTGTAGTTGCCGCCGGTTTTCAGTTTTCCGCGGGCGAAGTGTCCGCTGCGGTATGCGGTAGCGACTGCGGCAGCGGTCGCATCCACATCGTCGGCGATGATGTAGGTGCTGTTGGTAGCTACCAGCGCCGCGGCTGCCTTCTGGAGCTCGCCGCCGGGAGTTCCGGTCACAACAGTGCCGCGCTCGATCTTGCCTTCGTCTGCTGCGATATTCACATGCACGACGTCGGCGATGGGCTCGTTGGAGACGATCAGGCCGTCAAATTCAACAGAGCCGATGGTTTCGTTGAGTTTCTTGCTCATGGTCATATACCTCCTTATTTCTTGGTGGACTGGAAGAGAGCGACGATGCCGTCCACCTTGGCCTTGTCGTCGGTTTCGCTGCCTTCCTCGCCGCCGTTAGGAGCTGCGCCGACTGCGTTGGCGTTGGACGCCGCGTTGTCAGCCGCCACACCGGCGAGGTGCTGAGCGCCGAGCTGTGCCTGCTTCTTCATAGCCTGAAAAGCGAGCTGTTCGGCGGTCATGGGTTTTTCGCCATACTTGGCGTCGTGCACCAGCTGGGTGTCGCCGATAGAGGGGGCGATCTCTTCGATAGCCTGAAGACGAGCACGTTCCTGCTGGATCGCGTTGGTGCGAGCCTGCTCGGCTGCTTCGCTCTCGATCTGAGCGATGATTTCGCCGTGCTGAGCTCTGAGTTCTGCTGCGGTCATGGGTTTAACCTCCTTCTGATTTCTGGGCTTGTTGCCCGGCTTGGTTTTATCGACAGCCGCGGGCGCGGTTGTGATACTGTTGTTTACGGGGATAGCCCCGGGGATCTGCCTGAAGGCGGCGATGTCGTGGCGAACGCCAGCGACGAGCAGCACCTTCTTGTCGGCGCTGATTTCTGCTTCAGGGCCTTCGTCTTCGAGGAGCGTGTTCGCGAAGCCGTTGTCGACCGCCTCCTGCCCGACCATCCACGTCTCGCGTGTCATCATGGTTCTGAGCTGGTCAACGGGGAGCCCGGTCTTTGCGTGGTAGATCTCAGCGATCGCGCGCTCACTTGCGTCGAAGTCCTTCTGGAGCTTCTTCAGATCTTGCAGGTTGTAGTAGTTGTAGAGGAGCCCGCTGACTCCATGGATCATGATCATGCTGCCGGGGTAAACCTGCACGTCGTCGCCGGCGCATGCGATCACACTGGCTGCGCTTGCAGCGATGCCTTCCACGATCACGATCTTGTGCCCGGTCAGGCCCTTGATCGCGTTGTGGATGGCGATGCCCGTGTAGAGGTCGCCGCCGCAGCTGTTGATCTTGATGGTGATGTTGGACTTGCCCTTCACGGCCTCGAGATCCTCGAGGAAGCCCTCGGGGGTGATATACATGCCGGCGACGGGCTCACCCGTCCACCAGTCTGTCGGCTGTCTGCTCATTACGTCACCATAGAGCAGGATCTCGCCGGTGTCGTCCCCGGTGCTTGCAATATTCCAGAATTTCGTCGCGGATCCGGTAGGTGCCGGGCCGTTGACGAGTCTCGGGATGCGTTGGATCATTCTTCTTCACCTTCCTTTGGTGTATTTCGTGCGCCCTCGGTCTCGTTGTCCGGGTTTCCTTCGTCGCCCTCTCCCTCTGCGGGATCGGTCTCCTCGGTGGCTGCCGGAGGTGTTGCCGTTGGCGTTGTGCCCTTCGAGAGCGCCTTGTTCGCGAGTGCGAGCTTTTCGTTCTCTCGGATGAGCTGGTCGACATTGGCGTCCCACTGTCCGCCGTTGAGTCTGATCGTGGACTGTTCGCGGGTGCTGAAGCCTTCCGCGACGGCCATGGCCTCGGCGCTGATCTCCTTGGTGGGATCAAGCTGTCCTTGAGACGGGCCGATCCATTCGCAGCGAAGGTACGCTTCACGGATCGCCGGATCGGTAAAGAAGCCCGGAGCGCTCAGGCGGCCACGTGCAACGGCTTCGGCCATCCAGATCTCATAGACCGGGCGGCAGAAGCTCGAGGCGAACCACTCGCGACGCATTTTGAAGGCCTTCCACGCTTCGAGAAGCGCGGCACGGCTGGCCGAGTAGCTGCTGTTGAACGATTTGAGCAGCAGGTCGGCGGGGATCTCCAGAGCTGCGCCGATCTGTTCACAGATGGCGCGGATGAAGGCCGTGAAGCCTCCGGCCGGACGCTTAGGATCGGCGAAGGTGACGTCCTCGCCGGGTTCCAGCATGTTGATCTGTCCGGGGCCCATTTCGTACTCGTTGGGATCTCTGGACATTTCCGGCAGGCTGCTGCCGACTTCGTTGTACGGCATGTCGCTGGGGTTCTCCGTGGTCTTGATGAACGCCGTGAAAAACGACTCGACCACGGCCGCAGTGAGCTCGCTCTCTGTGTAGCGTCTCAGCTGAAGCAGTGGCTCGATCACCTGCGCGAGATACGTGACGCCTCTGTATTGGTCAGGGCGTTCGCTCTCGGTGATGTGCAGCACGTTCGGGAGCCCGGTCTTTTCCCCGTATGCTTGCACGCGTGTCCACGTGGTGTTGGCGGCACCATACTCGAGCGGGTAGGTGCTCCTGAAGTGGTATGCCTCGACGAGGCCGCTGCTGTTAATCTCGACGCCGTCGTAGATGGTGTTGCCGTTCGCGGCCTTCCCGGTCGTGATCGAGAGAGGCGAGAGAACGCCGCCGGAGATCGGCGTTGCTACGCGGTCAGCTTCCACGAGGTGGAGGCGCAGAGAATACGGTTGCAGCTGTGTGGTCGCATATCTTTTGACCACTGCGAAAACATCACCAGAGACCAGCCACGAAGCGAGGGCGAGCTGCTGCATCGCGTAGAAGTCGTTCATGCCGGTGGCGTCGCAGTTCCGCTTCTTGGTTGCCCAGAGTGCGAACTCCCGCTCCGCCTGAGCCTCCCACGCGCTTGCTGCCTCTTGGTCGAGGCCCAGAAGCTCGCGGTCGATCCTGCTCTTGAGCTGAAGGCCGACGCCGATCACGTTCGTGCGGTTGGTCTTGATCGCAGACGTGGCGACCGGGGCCGCCATGTAAAGCATGCGAGCACGCTGCCGCAGGGTTCCGTTGTGTGCGTCGATGTCCTCCTTCGGGCTTCCGCTGTGGGCTGCGAAGCCTTTGGTTGATTTCTTGTGCCAGCTGGCGCCGGCGTCGCCGTAGCCCTTGTTCTGAGGGCGTACTGTTTGGCCGGCAGCCGGGTGGCTGCTTTTGGGTGTGTCGTTCATGGTGTCCACCTCCTTTCTTGTGCCGGGCTGCTATATGGTAAAAGCATAAAGCTCATACCCAGATTTACCAGTCGCGGGGAACTACCCCCACGGCCTTGCGGGGCTTTTTGCCCGCCTGCTGTCCTTCGAGGATTGCGATCTCTCTCTCCAGTTCCTTGATGGATGCCCGGATCTGAGCGAGGTCGGTGTTGTACCTCGTGACGTTTCGGGAGCCGAGCCCGTAGCTCTGGACGCCTCCGTCCAGCATCTCGGCCTCGCGCTTCAGGTAAAGCTCGAGCCGTTTCTTTTTTGACTCTATGGTCGCGGCGAGCTCTTCGTTTTTGGTTTGCATGGTGTTGTCCTCCTTACCAGTCGTCGTAGCCGCTCAGTGCTTTGCTGCGGCGCGTTCTTGATTTCGGAGCCGGTGCCGTTGTCGGCTTCTGCTCCTCCAGACCATTGAGCCGTCTCTCGATGGCGTCCATGTCCGGGTTGATTATCTTCAGCCCCGCGAGTGCGTAGTTGCGGCAGTCGAGGGCTTCGTTTCGGTTGTGCCCGGGCAGCTTTTCCCAGCTCCAGCGCGATCCGCGCTTTGTGTGCGTGAGCACCAGCTTCTCGGACAGCAGCCCGTTGAAGAAGTTGAGGTCGTAACCGG